AGCGTCCCGCATTGCGGAAATCTCTGCGTGTCTTAAACACATATTGTGCAGTACCAAACGCTGTAGCAGCAGGAGTTGTTGAACCAGCGGCACCTGTGTTTGCGTCAAAAGCACCAGCGGCTGCAGTAGATGCGCCCATTGCCGTTGTGTTTGGAACTAGAAGATAATGAAACTGTGTTGTTGAAGCATCGCCACCATTGATTAGGTCTTCTTGTTGGTGGTCATTTAATAGAGCGTCGCTTTGTTCTTTGAGTGCGCGCTTAATCGTGTTGTTAATTTGCACTTGGAGCGCATTGCTACGCCCTTGAAGTGTGTTTCCACCTGGAGCTGACCATTGTGCACGCATTAGTTTGCCTCGGTAATTGACATTGGAAAGATTGGGGCTTTCTTTACTTGCTTAGCGCCCAATTCCAAAATCATCTTTTCCAGTTCATCGTCTGATATATCACGGAGTGAAGTTTCGGTCTTGATATTCAAGGTGGATGCATTAGGCATATTGCCCGTAGCTTTCAGGTAAAGCTCTGCCGACTTTGTATCGCCAGAGATTCCCTTTATGTAAAGCGCATCCAAGAGCTTCTGTGTCCGTTCTGGTGACTGGTTGAGTCCTTCAACACCCAACTTCCACCGTTCTATGAAATTCTTTTTCTTTTCCCAACTACGCAATGTGTTCTCATGCATTTCTTTGGAATCTGCATAAGCACGCTTGGTTGCTGGTTCTCGTTGGTCTTCTGGTGTAAGTAGCCATGCCAAATAAGCTTCCTGCTCTTGTGTAAGCAATAAAGCTGCAGCCATGGATTTACCCTCCGAAAATAAAAAATGTTCCTATATACAAGATTTTTTTGTTACATACACTGCGAAACACCAACATGGTGTATGCTAGCAGATATGAATAAGCACGAAGAATACATCGTTGACGGATTCCCACTTGATGCCTTTGCAGACATTACCACGGAACCGTGGCCGCCATTCAAGACAGAACAAGAAGAAGCCAAATATTGGCACGACCAGCAAGGAGAGCAAGCATGAGAAAGAAAACAGAATTACGACCAGTAGAAGACCGCTTTTGGGAGAAGGTAGATAAAACAGACGGGTGCTGGCTGTGGAACGCATACACGCTTTACAACGGATACGGGCGATTTAGCATCAATAAAAAGACTGAGTACTCACATCGCGTATCGTGGTTTCTTGAACACGGAGAGTGGCCGAACGGCAAGCATGTTACCCATACCTGTGACAATCCAACTTGTGTCCGACCAGACCACCTGATGTTGGGAACCGTTGCGGACAATATGGCTGACAGAAACGCTAAAAAGCGTCAGTACAACCATGACAAGCTTCATTGTCGCCATGATGTGCCTTTTGTCAATGAGGGCAGGTACCGAATTGCTAAAGATTGCAAACTTTGTGCTTTGTCGCGCCATTACAAGCAAAATTTGTCTAAAGAAAAAATCCGTGAGAACAACCAAAAGGCTTACCAAAAGCGTAAGAATCAGCGCAAAATTTAGTACGAAATTTAGTGCGAAGTTGAGTGGTGATATATCACAAGAATATGACCTAGTAGCATTTCTAGGTAGTGGTTGTAATGTATAGTTGAACCAAGGAGCACGATATGGCAGGAATGAATTACAGACGCAGTACCAATCGGTACATTGCCAACCACACGATTAATCCACGCTGGACTACAGGTAAGGCTTATAAGCCAGAACTGAACTCACCAGTGACCGTGATTAAAGCTGACGGCACAAAGGTAGTAGAAAAGCCTTTAGGTTATGACGAAATCAACAAGGTGAACAAGATTAAAAAGAAGCGCAAACGCAAAGGCAAACGCACCGTCACTACAAAGACCCCTGCGCAAATAGCCATTGAACAACAACTTGCCAGAGAGTACGCAGTCAAAGACCGCGAAAAAGCCCTTGAAGAATACAAGCAACGCCAAAAAGCACTCAAGCCAAAGCCTGCAGAGAAGCAACCATTAATCGTCTCTAATGTTGCGCCAGAAAAAAAATTTAATAAAAAGGTTGAAAAGCAGCCACATCACAAGGCTGAAACAGAGTTCAAAGCAACTAGAACTCCAAACCCTGAGTGGTTAGCCCGCAAAGCAGAGCAAGAAGCAGCAGCCGAACAGGCGCTTGCAAAGAAGAAGCTTCTGCCATGGGAAGGCAAACACGATTCTAGGTAATCCTGACCAAACAGGTCGGGAATTAAACCTGACTAAAAAGGTCAAGAAGGTAATGACTCTTTCTAATCAATAGAGAGAGTTTCAGCTCCACCCTGATAGGTGGATTATTGGTGTGGTTAGGACACACCCATGCCGCGAAGGTACACGAGTAGAGGTGGTTGATTAATTTCCCGCCAAGCACTTAAATGAGCCTACCGTGGATGCCGTTAGAGGGCGCGGGTTTTGCGTTCCGCTTTTATTTTAGAAGAAAGAAATAAATCCAGTACCCAATCTGGTCAGGAAAGTGAAGCCCTGCCCCTATAACAAAAGTTATAAACGCTGCTGGGGGTGTGGAACTGCGCCTAGTCACACAACGGGTGCATTCTTTCTTTTTCTTGCCGTTCTTTGTTCTTTCTTAGGGCGGATAACAAACACAACAAAAAGGTCGTGCCGTGCGAGCGACAGCGAAGCAAAGGCACTAGAGAGCGCGCCGCTCATGAGGCGCAACCATTCACAGATACCCAAAGTTGACAACAAACTGTTAGCATACAACAAATTACAGGCAACACAAAATAAAAATTCACAACAGTACTTAACAAAACAACCGTACGGGGTATAGTAAACACATGAACAATCCACGACAAATAGTAGTAATCAACGGCGACGAAGCATACCTACTAGACGAATACGACGAACAAACAGAATTTGAACAATACGAAGCATCCTTCTACACACCACCAGAAGACCGAATCACAGAAAACGACAACTCGTAACATAAGAAGTATTTAGAAGTAACCACGGCTCCCTACCCTTTATATATATACAAATTGACGGTGGGTGGGGGGGGTGGGTATGGGGGTGCCTAGGGTCATAGTGCACAGGTACTGACTGACTATATGACTATCCATGTGTATATGCCTATGTGGTCACATACAACAACGAATGTGTATACATCACTTCTTCCACGGCTGTATTAATTGATTACAGCATCAATGTCTGATAACCTATACATGTGTAGTAGCCAGCAGTCCCAGGTAGTCGTGCACCGAACAGTCGGGTAAACAAGTCATACCTAACTTGATAGTTTACCCGTAGGTTGATAACTGGCTATTACACACCAACAAGCACACAATGGCTGCACAAACACAGCAAATACGACAGCAATTAATTAACTGAGCGGTCAATTACGGCTAGTAGTTATGCCCTTATCATTCCTCTTTCTTCTTCAGTATTTCTAGCCTGCTAACTTTTGCAAGCGTTTTGCTTACTTTTGTTAGCGTTTTTAGTGTTCTTCTGTTCCTTGTAGCCAACTTGAGACTGTCTAGTCGGTGCGTACGCTAGTGTACACATTGGTTGTAGTCCCACATTTTCTACATATCTTTCGTGGTGTGTGCTAGCAGATTGTTTTTGGTGTATACTCTGTGTACAACACGACACATGGGAGTACGACATGGCTACAGATAAGAACAGATTAATTGGCGCGCTTGCTGCTGAACTACAGGGCTTCGTTGCCGTTGATAAGCAATGGCAGGCAGAGTTGAAGCGTCTTGAGGGTTTCACACACTTTGATGGTGTTGATTCTTTTAATGCGCAACATAGGGATGCTTTGCGCGTGCATGCTGAGAAGGTGTGGGATTTGTTGAAGAGCATTAGTCCTGTGTTGGATAACAGGCTTCCCTTTTAGTTGCATTGGTTTTGATGCTTATGCATTACTATTAGTTCATGGCTAAGTTGTCTAAGGCTGACATTGTTGAGATGATTGAATGTTACGAGTATTACTTGGATTGTTCTGCGCCGATGACTCATCATGATGTTGCCTTTGTTTTTAACTGTTCTGTGAGCACGGTTAAGAAGGTTCTGACGGGTATTCATCCGTTGTCTGAGGGTTATAAAGCACCTGTGAAGAACAAGCAGGGAAACCGTAAAGGTAGACCTTTGTCTTCTCATTGTTTTCGTGGTCATCCTTTGTCTGGTGACAACTTGTATGAGTATGTAGATAATCAAGGGAATCTTTCGCGCCGTTGTCGCCTATGTCAACAGATACGCATTGCTAAATGGAGGGAAAGCCAATGAACTATCTGAATATCAATATCCCTACTTTCGTAGCCTATTTAGACACTGGTTTCTTCTATAACCAAGACCCTCATCCTGATAACCCTGTTGTCGTTGTTGAGGTCTTTATGTTTACCTCTATTCCTCAGCGTTGTGCGTTGTTCTCCGTAATGACTGAATATGGGTCTCAGCATGCTCGTGTGCCCATTCACTACCTTCGTGGCAGTGAGAAGGCTAGTCACTTCCCTCTTGATTGGCTTCAATTGTGGGATTCCATGTCGTACTATGCCAGCGCAGGAATCGTGGACTATTTAAAGAATCGCGGCGCGCACATCATGCTCAAAGACCGTACTCTGCACAAAGCCAAGTACATGTTCACCATTGATTGGTGTCTCGGTCCTCAATATCATGCAGGTTATGGGGAAATGGCTGCAGGTCACAAATGTGGGCATGTCTTTGAAGGTGAAGGTGGTCAATACTTCATGCAACCCAACAATCGTGTGATGTGGATGGATGGCGGCGCTTTCATCTCCCGTGAACTTGTAAAGCCTGATTGGCAAGTGTTTGGTAAAGAGTTCTCATGCGAACACACAGGTTCTCGTTGGGTGAGTGAGAGTTCAGAAGAGTTGTATTTCTATGAGTTTGTGGAGAAGGAACAATGAAGGTTGCAATTGTCTCAATAATGAAGAACGAGTCCAAGCACATTGCTCGTTGGGCTGATTCCGCTAAAGATGCTGATTATCGTGTGCTACTTGATACAGGCTCTGATGATGACTCGGTCGCCTTGGCGAGAGCATGTGGTGTGACTGTTCATGAAGCAAAGATAGTTCCATGGCACTTTGGTAATGCTCGCAATCACCTACTTGACCTACTGCCAAATGACATTGATTGGATTATCAACCTTGATGTGGATGAGGTTCTTGGTGATGGTTGGCGCGCCCACCTTGAGGCTGTGCCCAACGATGGCTCTGTAAATCGTGCTCGGTATACCTACACATGGAATTGGGAAGAATACATCCACAGCGAAGATGGTTCCATTGACATTCAGGGAACTATTGCGCGCGGTAAGCCTGGTTTGATTTATCAAGGTGACAAGATTACGCGCCGTTTCTCCCACAGATGGATGAACGCAGTCCATGAGGTCAACATCACTCAGTCTGGACATCAAGAGTTACAAGGTCAATGCGGGCTTCGTATCTACCATTTTGCTGACAATACGAAGTCTCGTAGTTCTTATTTGCCTCTTTTGTTGTTGGATGTTGAAGAAAACCCTGACAATGACCGCAATGTTTATTATTGCGCCCGTGAGTTGATGTTCTATGGGCGTACACAAGAGTCCGTGGAGATGTTCAAGCGTCATTTGTTGATGCCTTCATCTGTTTGGGCACCTGAACGAGCATTCTCCATGCGGTACATCGCTAAACAGTCACCTGAAGAGCGTGAAAAGTGGCTTCTTCGTGGTTGTGGTGAATATCCATGGGGTCGTGAGCTTTGGGTTGACCTTGCACAGCACTATTACGACATTGGGCATTGGGAAGGTTGTTATTTCGCCGCTTCTCGTGCTTTGTCATTGACTAACCGTGGTGATTTGTATCTTACAGAGGCTGTTATGTGGGGTTGGTTGCCTCATGACCTCTTGGCTATTGCGGCGCATCGTCTTGGTAGGCATCAGATTGCCCTAGAACACGGCTACAAGGCTCTAGGACACGCGCCACATGATAAACGGCTCAGTGACAACATGTTTTTCTATAAGAACGCTGTAAGCATGGCTGATGTGGTGATTCCAACCAAAGACAACATTGCAGGTTTACGCCGCGTTGTTAACCAGCTGCTGCAAGACCAAAAAGTTGACAATATTTTCGTTATTTGTGACGGTCAAGAAGCTTTTGACAGACTTGACGACATAAATGACAAAAAAGTCAAAAAAGTGATGACTTCTGGCGAGTTCAACATCCACAAAGCATGGAACTTTGGGTTTAATTTATCCAAAACTGGCAATCATGTGTTCTTCTTGAACGATGATGTGTACCTAAACGAGAACTGTGTGTCCCACTTGGTGGCAGAACTAGACCGTGACGACTCCATTGGCTTGATTTGCCCGCAGTACTCAGCACTTGCACAGGACAGAGTGGTCACAGATACCTGTCGTGGTCGCTATGACGGCACAGGTGGCATGGCGGGCTTTGCCATGATGCTGGCGTCTGACCTGACTGACTACCGATTCCCAGAAGAACTACAACTCTGGTGGGGTGATGACCACCTAGTTGACCATGTGGTTGACAAAGGTCGTAAGTGTCTGATTACTTCCAAGGCTCGTTGTGTCCATGAACATTCAGTGACAATCAATAAGGTTCCCAATGATGAGCTTGCCCGTATAGTAAACTTGGATAAGGAAAAGTACGACCAACAGAAACGAGCACGATAATGCATGCTTCAGCACTTGATTATACCTACAACACTTTCATTGACTGGCGGACACGCGAGTTCCATGACTACAAGAAGTTTGACATTCTTGAAATTGGCTCGTTGAATATTAACGGTGGCATTCGGGAGCTACTAGAACCCCATGCCGAAATGTATATAGGCATTGACATGCAAGAAGGACCTGGCGTTGACCTAGTTGTTGATGCTGTTGATTACTGGAAGAACAATTCATTTGATGTTGTTGTGTGCAACGAAGTCTTTGAACACACACCTCATTATGGGGAAATCATCTTTAACGCCATGTCCTCTTTGCGTGAGGGTGGAATCTTTATCGCCACTATGGCGGGTGAAGGTCGCGCACCTCACTCAGCCATTGACGAGAACCCTATTCGCCCGTGGGAGCACTACCGCAACATTGGTGAATGGGAACTCAATCAACTCATGGAAGGCTACTTTGAGCATTCCGCTGTCAACAAGCTTGGCACCGACCTGCGCTGTTGGGGTACAAAGTAATGAAAGCGCCTAATAAAAGAGAGATGCGTAAAGCAGGGTTATTCATTAGCTCATCTGAGTTCATGGATAAACTAGGCTTTGACGAAGTATACGAACAACACAGAAAACAGGTGGAAACCATGGAAAAGAACAAAAAGATTGCACATTTAGACACAGGAATGAAAGGTGCCGCCGTTGGTCTCTTGACTTATGTTGGCGTTCAGCAGGGTTGGTCAGCAGAACTTATCGCTGCACTTGTTCCTGTTGCTTCTGTTGTCTTGTCATTTGTATCCAGCAAGATTGGCGACAAGAACACCACCCTTTTGTTGAAGCTTGCAGTACAAGCAGTTGAAGCAGCCCCAGTTAAGAAGGCTGTTAAGAAAGCACCAGCGAAGAAAGCTAAATAATGGCTAACGAAGTTTCACGCTCAATAGAAATCCAAGCATGCGCGAAGATTGCTTCTGAGTTAACAGTTGTTACTAAGCCTGAGACAATTGAAGATGCACTAAAGGGGTTTGAAGAAGCTTTCTCTGGTGTCCTTGATGTTGTTCTTGGGAGACTTTATGGACAATCGGTGCCTGAAGGGTCACCGTGGGATGATGCGCCTACAGTGGGCGGGCGCAACATCCCTGTCCGTAAGTCACAAGATGAAATCAAATCCGAACTAGATAATGCTCGTTCAAGTACTGCGGTTTCAGTTC